ATTAAATATAATAAAGAGCGCGGTTGATCACAAAAAATAAAATAAAATAATATATAAAATGCCCAAGACTAAAGCCACCAAAACTAAAGCCACCAAAAAAACCAAAACTACTCCGGTTGTAGCCCCTGTTGCTGCTGTTGAACCAGTTGCTGTTGAACCAGTTGCTGTTGTTGAACCAGTTGCTGACCCAGTTGCTGACCCAGTTGAAACTTCATCAACGGATGAATCCACCGAACCTTCTCAGTTTGATTACGCCGATGACATTTCTGCCCTCCAGTCCGAATTAAAGGGAGCAGCTGTTGTAATCAAAAGCCTTCTAGCTAAGGTTAATGCTCTAGAGAAAAGATCTAGCAAAGACAGAAAATTTGTAGAAAAGAAACTTAGATCTCGTCCTAAAAAATCGGGTCCTCCCGCCATGAATGGTTTCTCCAAGCCTGGACCTGTATCTGATGAACTTAGAACTTTCCTAGGACTTACTTCGGAAGATCTTATTGCTAGAACTGAGGTAACTAAAAAAATTACGGCATATTGCCAGGAACATAAACTACAGAATGAAGCTGATAAGAGAATTATACTTGCAGATGCTCCACTAAGAAAACTTCTCCGTCTAAATAAGGCTGATCAGCTAACTTATTTCAATCTTCAGAAATACATGAAGGTTCACTTCCCTAACAAAGAAGGAGTATATCCTACACTATAAATAATTAAATGGTTTTTAATTTATATTTTTTTTATTTTAATATGATTCTTTAATATCCCATATAGTCTAGATGGTTAGGATAGCTGGTTTTCACCCAGCCGACCCGGGTTCAAGTCCCGGTGTGGGAAAAAATTTAAAATTATAATATATATAATATATATTATAATGAATAATACAAATATAGATGAAGAAATAAAATCAAATATAGATGAAGAAATAAAATCAAATATAGATGAAAAAAAAATAAATATTTTATCTATTATAATAGCTATAATATTTGCTGGATTATTATCGTTTATTGTTATATATTTTATTAATAAAAAATATAATGTAAAAATACCATTAAAAGTAAATTAATTTAAGTCCAAATATTATCAACGAAGATTTATTAATTTTTATTTATTGCGATACTTTTCTATATTTTTTTGAATATAAAATAATTATTCATATTCGTTAATTCAATTAATTCAGGGTTATCTAATATTTTAATTGCATCATTAAATTGTTTAGATTTTAATAGATTATCACCGGTTTCATCTTTCATTAATTCTGGTATCTTATTTTTAATAGATTCAAATGAATCTATTGAATTATCTAATACTCTATTATATTTAAATTTCATTCTGGGTTTGAATGGTTCAAATCCATATTGTTTCATTTTTTCAATAAAATATTCAAAATTCACTAAATATTCAGATATATCTTTTCCAATTGAATCCATATATACATTAATTTCTTTGCCTAAAACATTTTCACTATCACCATTATAATTAAAATTGTCCATATCATATTTTTTCTCAATTTTATATATTATATTACCTAATTCGTCTGTATATTCAAATGGTTTATCTGATTTTAATCTATCAAATACTCTATTTCCATCATAACATGTTCCAATAAAATAACCACCTTTTTTACAATTATCTCTAATATTTTTAAGATATCCATCTAGTATTACTTCATTTTCAAAATAATAATGAATACTAAATTGACTACTAATTAAATTAAATCCTTTTTCTGCCAAACCATTATATTTTTTATCTATATTTTGATATTTTGTATCTAATGAACTAATATTTTTATTATATAATATATTTAACATATTTTTACTAAATTCTAATCCATGATGACCTTCACCCCAATTTTCAATTCCTTCTTGATCTATTATATTTTTGCTTGTATCATATCTAATAAATACAGCTTTCATTTTATCTTGCTTTTTATCAAAATAATATCTATTACATGCTACTTCAACAGGTGAAATATCTAATCCGAATAGAAATGTACAATTTATTTCAGGATTAGAAAATTTATTAATATCTCCACCTCTACCAATAGATGTATCAAGTATTTTTTTATTTTCAGGTAATTCATTTGAAGAACCAATACCACCAATTAATTTAGATTTAATATAATTATGAAATCTTCTCAAAGGTTTAGTATATGGTGTTTCTTTTTCCGATTCTTGATAATAGTCATCTGTTGCATCCAGTATATCTACTTCTTTTTCTATATTTTCTAAATCAATATCACCCATTATCATTTTTTTAGTTATAGGTGTTTTAATTGTTTTCCATATATTATTAGCTGCTTTGAAATGTTGAGGGCTTTCTTTATCTTTCCGTAATCTTAATGGTGTCCATTTAAAACCATTACCATCTTTTTCCCAATCTTTATTATATCTCATTTCAACAATATCATTATTTCTTAATTCATTTCCATCTCTTTCACATATTATTTTTTCTTTATCTAATGGTATATTTGTTATACCATAATCTATTGTTTCGTATGGTGGTGTGAATTTTTTCCTATCACTCCTATCACCTTTATATTTATTTGTTAGCATTTTCATACATATATCTGAATGATTATCGTCAGACTCTTTATAAAATACAATTAATTTTATATTTTTATAACTACCAAATATTTCTTCTCCATTTTCATCATATTCTTTATATGGATATATAATATCACGTTTCTTATTTTTCATTTCTTCAGTTTCAATTCTAACTTGGAAATCAATTGTATTTTCTTCTTCTGGTTTCCATTTATAATTTAATGCCCATTTCCCTCCAATTGATTCTGGTGCTTCTAATCCTGGTTGCCATTCATATGTTGCCTTTACTGGTAAATTACTTGGTAAAAATATTAATCCATCAATTTTATATTCATAACCATTTCTGGTTGATTTTTCTAATATTCTTTTTGATTTTTCTAATATTTTTTTGTTATTAGAAAAATTAACTGAACCAATTGGTTCTATTTTAGTTGAACCTTTTTCATATTTTTTAATATCTATTCTTAATATTTTATCTATATTTAAATCATCAATATATTTTATATTTTTCATACTTTTTCTAAATATTTCTATATCATTTTCTCTTGATTTTTTTTTAGAAATATATGGTTCTTTATGAACTGGTTTATTATTTGCAAAATATACATCAAAAATCATATATAAATTAATATCTTTTTGATCTTTATCCTTTATAATATATTCACCATCTAATAACCATGTCCCTTCTAAATCAAATGTTATACCTATATCTAATATTTCCCATTTACTATTAATTAAATATCCTTTAGTTTCTAATATAAATAATAGATATCTATCACCATCTGCCTTTTCTGTTACTAAATAATTTTGAAGTATATTTCCAGTAAATTCTATATTTAATTGATTGAAATCTATTGTTACTGGATTTGGTGCCATAAATTGTTTATAACCTCCCAATGGTTGATTTGTTAATTTCAAATATTCATTTAATATTTTTTCTTTATCTGTTGTTTTAATCAATACCAGTGATTTTGTTAAATATGAATTCAAATCGTATAATACACTATTATATTGATCTATCACTGAAACTATTTGTTCTTCTCCTTCTTCTCCTGATATCAATGATTCAATTGTTTTATATATTTGTGTTTGATCTACTAATTTATTTAATGATTCTAATTTAATTTTATTTGTTGTCGTTGTTTCAATTATTTGTGGAGATTCATAAATGTTTTCAACTGGAATTCCATTCTCTTCTACTTCATATGTTTTTATTGTTTTATTTAGAAAATTTACTATATTTACTTCATTATCTAATAACATATTTCCTACATATTCTACTTCTAGTTCATATTCTTCTGTATTTTTTAATATATTTGCTTCTTTAAACGTTTTATAGTTTTCTCTATTATTTCCACTTTTATTTTTTTTATTTGATTTTGTTACTGTTAAATCTATTCTAAATAAATTATCATATGTTAGAAAACTATTTCTTTTTTTGAAGCGAAAAAACTTTTTACTATTTTCCCAATTATCTCTTAAATTTATTACTTTTGCATCCTCATGTTCTAAATCTATTTCATTTTTTAAATTTATTCTATAGTTATAATCTTCGTTATCTATTGTATATCTTTCACCATCTTTGTAATAATTTGTTTTTTCCATGAATTCTAAATCCATACTATCATCTAATTTGTCAGTGTTACAATATTGTTTAATATTATGAATACCGATTATTGTTGTTCTAACATCTTTATATGATAATTTTGCTCCTGATGTTTTACCCATTTTAATATCAAGTGTAGATATTACATCCATCTTTTTATATTTTTCTTTACAAAACGATAATAGACCTAAGTAATCATCTATTTTTAAATTATCTTTGTATATATATTCTAATTCAGTATTTTTTTCTAATAATGCTATTTTTATATATTTTATTAAATCTTTTTTATTATCATCCAGTATATTCATATACTATTATATATATATTAACTTTTATATATATTTTTTATTATTTATCAAATTAAAAAAAAATTAAATACCATATTATATTGGTGTTTATAATGTTGGTGTATCTACATAATTTGCACTATCTATATGTTCTCCGCCAGCCATTTGTTCTGGATTCCAATCTCCCTCTGACCATAATTTATCAATTTTTTCATAATCTTGACTTACTCTTGATATTGAAGACCCTTGTTTTTGAACCGATTCATCTAATATACGACACTTATTCCTTTGTTCCCAATTATTTATATTTCTCATCTGATCTACTATTATTTTATTTATCTCATTATTATCTGAAAATATTCTATAAAATTTATTTAATTTTATATTTATCTCATCAATTTCTTCTTGTGTAGCTTCATCACTCAATGATATTATTGGTTCTCCATATGGTGCCATCCAATCACTTAAATTTAAATTACTTATATATCCATCATTACATATACATTGGTAGTTTTCTGTTGGACCTAATGTTTCAGTTAGTCCGCCAAATTCACCAGAACATATCCTTTGATTAATATCTTGTCTTTTTGATATTCTACCAATTAATCGTTCTATATCACTATCTACCATAACATTTGGGATAATCCATTCTTGGACACCTGCTAATCCGATTGTTTCTTCATTTAACCCAGTGTCGTTCAATTGTGATGGATTTTTAAAACTATATGGTCTACTATTTTGATTATCACCAGGATTATTGGAATTTACAGGATCATCATACGATAATATATTTCTATCCTGAAATATAGATCCTTTACCCATATATGGTCTGGCATATTCTATTTTTTCTCCTTCTTCCAATGATGATCCAATACTAATACCATCTATATATTCATTTACTCTTATTAATTGAATAATAAATCCATCAATTCTTTCAAATATTAAATCATTTTCATCTAAACTATATGTTAAATTTA